ACCTGCCCTGACCATCCCAGAGGAATCCCCAATGCCCGACACGACGCCGGCCGCCCCGGCCGCCGAGGCAGCGCCGCCCGCTGCGACCAGCCCGCCCGTCCAGGAGACCCCGCCCGCCATGCCTGCCACTGACTCCACGCGCGCTGCGGCACCGCCACCGGCAGCGGCGACGCCGTCGCCCTGCGACGCCACCGCCGACGCAGTGCGCGCCGAACGGGACCGCATCGCCGCCCTCGGCCCTGTCGCGCAGGGCGCGCGCGGCCTCGTCGCCGCCACCACCGTCGATGCGCTGCACCAACGTGCGATCGCCGATGGCTGGACGCCGGAGGTGCTGCGCAGCGCACTGTGGGACGCCATGGTGCAGGGTGCGCGTGCGCCCGCGCTGCCGGCATCGCCCGCCGCCACGCCGGCGCGCGAGAGCGCCGACGTCATCCGCGACGCCATGGCCGAAGCGATTGCGGTGCGCGTCATGCCCGGCTACCAGGCACCCGCCGGCGGCCGGCATGCCGAGTTCATCGGCTGGCGTCCGAGCGAAATGGTCGCCGAGCTGATGCGCGCCCGCGGCGAGCGCAACATCCCGCGCGATACCGCCAAGCTGGCCGAACGTGCCTTCCACACCACCTCGGACTTCCCGCTGCTGCTGTCGGCCGCGGCCAACAAGATGCTGCTGGCCGCCTACCAGCCGGCGCAGCCGAGCTACCGGCAGATCTTCCTCCGCCGTGACTTCCGCGACTTCAAGCCGCATCGCCACCTGCGCGTCGGCGACTTCCCCAACCTGGTGCAGCTGTCGGAGAACGGCGAGATCCAGGCCGGCACCATGTCGGAGAGCCAGGAACTCGTCTCGCTCAGCACCTTCGCGCGGCGCATCCGGGTGACGCGGCAGATGCTGGTCAATGACGACCTCGGCGCCTTCACCGACTTCGCCGCCATGATCGGCCGGCGCGTGGCGGACTTCGAGAACGCGACTGCCTACGCCCTGCTCAACACCGCCAGCGGCTCCGGCCCGACGCTCGCCACCGGCAGCGCCGCGGTGTTCGGCACCGCTGCAACGCGCGCCAACCAGGCCTCCGCCGGCACCGCGCTCGATCTGTCCAACCTCGCCACCGGCCGCGCCGGCGTGATGAAGCAGAAGACGCTGGATGGCCTGCCGATCGCCATCGGCTCCAGCATGCGCCTGCTGGTCGGGCCGAACCTCGAACTGGCGGCGCGGCAGCTGACCTTCAGCGTCGGCGCCACGCAGATCTCGAACGTCAACGTCTATGCCGGCTTCGTGCAGCCGGTGGTCGAGCCGCTGATCCCGAGCAACCGCTGGTACCTGTTCGCCGATCCCACCGCAGCACCGGTCTATGTCTACGGCTACCTGAACGGTGCCGAGGGACCCCAGGTCACCACCGGTCCGGTGTCCGGCGTGGATGGTGTCGAGGTGTCGGTGATCTTCGACTTCGGTGTCGGCGCCATCGACTTCCGCGGCGGCTGGTACAACCCGGGCCTGTGATCCCGGCTTCAGGAGACCCTTCCCATGAAGAACTTCGTCCAGCCGGGCGACAGCCTCGGCATGGCGGTGCCCTATGCCGGCGGCGTCACCGCCGGCCAGGGGCTGCTGGTCGGCGCGATGTTCGGTGTTGCTGCCTTCGATGGCGCGCAGAACGCGGTCGTCGAGGCGGCCACCGAGGGCGTGTTCGACCTCACCAAGGAACCGGCGCTGGCGATCACCGCTGGCAGCCGGGTGTTCTGGGACAACACCAACCGGCGCATCACCACCACGCTCACCGGCAACTACCAGGTCGGCCTCGCCACCGCGGCGGCGCTCGCCGCGGACGCCACGGTGCGGGTAACGCTGGTGCGCGTGCCGCCGGTGGGCACGTGATGGACATCTGGGACCAGCGCATTGCTGCGCTGTTCGGCCGCGAGGGAGCCTACAGCGACAACGCGCACGACCATGGTGACACTACCGCCTGGGGGATCATCGCGCAGCAGTCGTGCCGCTACATCGAGATCGCCGAACACGAGGCCTCGCAGGAGGATTTCGAGTTCGGCTGGCAGCTGCATCGCGCCCTCGGCGCGATCGCCTGATCCCCCGCCGGCGGGGTTCTGCCGGCACAATCCAAGGAGCCATCGATGACCTACCTGATCGCCCGTTTCGGCGAGGGCAGCACCTATGCCGCGCTCGCCGCGCTGCTGGCCGGGTTCGGCCTGCATCTCGATCCCGGCCTCGTCCAGGACGTCACGCTCGCCGGCACCGGCCTCGCCGGGCTGCTCGGCATCCTGCTGCGCGACACCGGCGCCATCGCCTGACCATCCACCTCACCAGGAGAATCCGTCATGTCCACGCTCGACACCCTCGCCGACAAGGTCGCCCGCATCCAGACCGTCATCGACAGCGCGGTGGCGCTGATCACCGGCCTGGCGCAGCACATCCGTGACGCCAGCCACGACGAGGACCAGCTCGCCGCGCTGGCCGCGTCGCTGGACGCCAGCGCCGGCACGCTGGCGGCGGCGATCGCCGCCAACACGGCCGCCGCGTCCGAACCGGCGCCCGCCACCCCGGCCTGATGAGCGGCGCGTTCGCCGCAGCGATGGCGGCGCTGCATGCCGATGGCAACATCGGCTGCGACGCCGCCTACCGCCGCCCGCCCGGCGCGTGGATCGATGTGCGGGTGGTGCTGACCTCGCCCAACGACATGGTGCCGGGACTGGCCGGTCTCGGCACCCGCGCCGGCAGCATCACCGCGACGCTGCTCGCGACCGACGCCACGCCGGTGCGCGGCGACGAGCTGCGTCTCGGCAGCGTCGTGCACCGCGTCGAGGACGCCGCCCGCGACGCGATCGGCATCTCGTGGCGGCTCACCCTCGTGCCAACCTGATGGAGGTCCTCCATGGACATCGCGCCCGCGGAGCCGGTCGCTCCGGCGCCGGACAATACCTGGCATCTCGACCGCCGTGTGCCAATCGCGCTGATCGGTGCGGTCGTGCTGCAGACGCTCGGGGTTGCCTGGTGGGCGGCCGGCGTGACCTTCCGTCTCGACGACCACGAACGTCGCGTGGTGGTGCTCGAACACTCCGACAGCGGCTAGCTGCTGCAGTTCACCGCGATTGCCGAGCGGCTGGCACGAATCGATGAGCGCCTCGCCATCCTGGTGCAGGAGCGGACCCGGCCGCGCGAGCAGCCGTGACCCCGCTCCGCGAGGCGGCGCTCGCTGCGGTGGCTGCACAGCTGGCCAGTGCCGTGCCGGGCGCCACCGTCGAGCGCGCCCGGCGCGCACCGGTCGACACCGATGCCGAGGCGCTGCCGCGGCTGATCGTCACCGGCACCGACTGGGCCGCCGACACCACGCAGCAGCCCGGTGCCACCCACTACACCATCGGCTTCGATGTCGTCGGCTATGCCGGTGCCGCAACCGACCTCGGCGCCGAGCAGGCGGTGTCCGCCCTGCATGCCGCGGTGATCACGGCGCTGGCCGGCTGGACGCCGGATGCAGGCGGTATCAGTGACGTCGCCGAGGACAGTGCCAGCTTCCGCACCTACGCCGCCGACGAATCCGCCCGCCCGGCCGGCGCGTTCGTCGCCCGCTTCTCGCTGCTGGCGGTTGCCCCAACCGGCCAGCCCTTCACATCCTGACGGAGGCCCGCCCGCATGGCGATCACCCTGGTCCGCATGAACTTCGCCGCGGTGGCGGCGAAGATCGAGACCGTGTCCGGCACCGATGCCATCGGCGGCACGCCCGCCGCCGGCGACTGGATCGCATCCGACTTCACCGTCGACTTCGATCCGGTCGTCGTCGACAACACCGAGCTCACCGGCTCGCTCGACAAGGCACCCTCCATCGTCGGCGGGCTGCGTCCGCGCATTCAGCTGAAGTTGCCGCTGCGGGGCTCGGGCAGTGCCGGCACCGCGCCGGAATGGGGCAGGCTGCTGCAATGCTGCACCATGACGGAGACGATCACCGCCGTTGCCGTCGGCGCGCCGACCGCGGCGACCGTCGGCACCACCACGTCGCTGACCCTGGTCAGCCCGTTCCTCGGCACTGCGCAGGCCTATCGCGGCATGCCGCTGTTGCTGAGCGGCGACCGTACGCTCACCACCGGCATCACCGATTACAGCGCCACCCGCGTCGCGACCATCGGTGAGACCATGGCCACCGCCGGCAGCACCGGCACATTGGCGCAGGTGCCGATCAACGTGCTGTATGCGCCAACCTCGGACGGCTCGCTGATCAAGACCTGCACGCTGTACTTCTTCGCCGACGGCTTCGTGTGGAAGTTCACTGGGGCGCAGGGGAGTTTTTCGCTGGAGCTGTCGACCGGCGGCATCGCCTATCTCAGCTTCGACCTGCGCGCGCAGATGCTGGCCTTCACCACCGCGGCGATGCCGACCGGCTGGAACAGCATCGTGCGGCAGACCCCGCCGCGGTTTGTCGGTGGGCGCTGCCAGCTGAACCGCACGCTGGCGCAGTCCCGACGGCTCACCCTGGACGCCGGCGTCACCGTGGTGCTGCCGGACAACCCGGAGGCGGCCGAGGGCTATGACCCGGCGATCCCGACCGCGCGCGCCAGCAAGGGCACGATCGATCCGCTGATGAACACCACCGGCTCGGTGGCGCTGTACACCGCCTTCAAGCAGGGGACGCAGATGCCGCTGATGGCCATGCTTGGCGCCAGCGCGGGCAACCGCTTCCTGGTTACCGCGCCGCTGGCCAAGGCAGTGTCGTTCAAGCCCGGCGCCGTCGACGGCCTCGGCAAGCACGACATCGCCTTCAACTGCGAAGGCGCCGATGCGGCGCTGTTCCTGGCGAGTTTCTAATCATGACCGATCCTGTGTTCTCCCGCCGCGACGCCGAGCATTTCTCTCCCGAGGGTTCGCCGCGAAGCTACCTGATCGCGCCGCTGACGTTTCGCGAGCGCCAGGCCTTCCGCGCCGACCTGGCGCGCGAGGGCGGGCTGTATCCGCCGCGCGAGCAGATGCTCGAAGCGCTGCGCGCCGCCGTCGCCGAGATCGCGCCGGGCAACGCGCATGAGCTGGTTGCCGCGATTGATGCTGCCAGCGCAACGCCGGACGACACGGCGTTGCAGGCGCGGCTTCGTGCCATCGAGGCGGCCTGCGCCGCGGTGCCGGCCTATGCCGAGATGCTGGCGGCCCGGCAGCGCTACCTCGGCATGCTGCCCTGGGTGGCGGCGCGCCACGCCCTGCGCGGCTGGGACGGACCCGGCCTGCCACCCTTCACGCGCGTGCGCGGCATGGTACCGGCGGAGCTGCTCGACCTGCTGCCCGGCGACGAGGTGGAAGCGGTCGGCTGGCGCGCCTCGGTGCTGATGCATCCCGGTGCGGATGCGGAAAAAAACTCCGCGGGGCTCTCGCCGTCGCCCGGGAGCCCGGCGCCTACGCCGGCGGCCTGACCCCCGCGGACTTCACGCAATGGCTGGTCGGCGGGGAACCCTGGGCGACCAACCCGCGGCTGGTGGTCCCACCGCCCTGGCACGACTTCGTGCGGCTGTGGGCGTCCTGCCGCGGCGGCATGGGCGGCATTGGGTGCTGGCCGGATGCCGGTGGCGTTGCCGACCAGGCCGCCTGGGTCGTCGACGCCTTCGCCATGCTCGGCGGACTCGATGCGCGGATGGACGACGAGCAGCGGCGCTTGCGGGGATCGGCGTGATGGACATCCGCTCCACCATCATCGGCGACGCCGAAGCGATGATGCGGCAGGCGAGGGCCGATCTTGCCATCGCCCTCCGCCGCGGCGTGACGGAAGCGACGGACGCCGTGCACGAAGAGATACGCGCCCAGTTGGTTGGTTCGCTCCCGGCGGAGGGCATCAACAGCCTGTTCGGTGTCCGCATCTTCCCAACCGGGGGCAGCGCTTTGCAGAACAGCACGCTGGCACCAGCGGGGTTCATCTATCCGAAGAAGCCGAAAATGGTGCTGGCCCTGGTGGACCCGCAGGAGATCGTCGCCAGGCACGGCCGCTACCTGGTGTTTCCGACGCCGAACAACCAGGACGCCCACGGAAATCCCCGTGTCTCCATCGGCGACATGGTGCGGGCGCGCGGCCGCACCTTCCTGATCGTCCCGAAGTCGAACCCGGCGGTGCGGCTGTGGTGCCTGCGCGGCGGCGACGCGGTCGATTTCGGCACGCTGCGGCGCGACGAGATGGCCTGGCGCATGTCGAAGCAACTGTTCCCGGGCGAGCGCCGTCCCTTCGTGCCGACCTTCATCCTCACCGACGCCGTGCATCCCGGCAAGCGCATCGACATCGAAGCGGTGCGGCAGGCGGCCGGGCCGATCCTCGGCGACAGGATCACCGCGGCCCTGGCAGACGAGGCCAAACCCTGATGAGCGGCGCCGCGCGCACCATTTCGATCCGGCTGTCGACGGACGGCGCCGAGGATGTACGCCGGCAGCTGGAAGGCATCGGCACCGCCGGCGCCACCGCCATGCGGCGCGTGCAGGATGCGGTCGCCGATGCACGCCCGGCGCTCGCCGGCATGTCCGGGGCCGTGCAGGATTTGTCGCGGTCGCTGTCGGGCTCGGAACAAGCACTGGCGCGGCTGCGGGCCGGCCTGGGCCAGCAGGGCGCGGCGGCGTCGGCGGCCGAGGCCACGCTGCGCGACCATGGCGATGCCAGCGCCGAGGCGGCGAAGACCAGCGGCGACCTGACCGACTCGTTGCAGGCGGCGGCGACCGCCTATGGCGCGGCGGCGGTGGCCGGCGCGGCCGCGTCGCGCGGCACGGCGACGGTGGCCAGCGCGTTCACCGGGCTGGGCGGTGCCCTGGTCAGTGTTGTCGGCTCGCTTGGGCCGGTTGGCATCGGCCTGGGCGTGCTCGCCGCGGCGGCCGGCGTCGCCGTATCGGCAGTGACCAGCTTCGACAAGGAGAACACACTCCTCTCCAACACGCTGCGCGCGGTCGGGCGCGATGCGGAGATCGCCACTGGCAGCCTGCGCAGCTACGTCCGCGCGCTGCAGGACAAGGGGCTATCCGAGGCCGATGCAACGTCGGTCATCGGCAAGTTCGCCCGCAATTCGGGCGTCTCGGACACCAACATCGCCCGTGTCTCGTCGCTGGCGCCGGACGCGGCGGTGGCGCTGGCCAGTGACGCCTCCGCCGCCGCCGACAAACTGGCCGCCGCGTTCAGCGGCAGCTATGCCGGGGTGAAGCAACTCGACGACGCGCTGAACTTCCTGACCGTCACCGAGCGCGACGCGATCAGGACCATGCTGGAGCATGGCGACCGGGCCGGCGCGCTGGACGCCGAGTTCGCCGCCCTGAAGCGTCGCATCGAGGGCATGGACGAGTCGATGGCCGGCCCGTTCGAGCAGGCGATGCGGCGTCTGTCCACGGCCTGGCGCGGTTTCACCGACACCATCGCCAATGACCCGAATATCCGCTGGCTGCTGGGGCAGCTGACCAGCGCCGCCGAGAAGGCGCTGAATGCGGCTTCATCCGCAGTCACGGCGGCGTCGAATGTACGCCTTGCCTCCATCGCAGAGGTCATTCCTGGCCAGGCCGGCGTGCTCGCGCGCATGCTGGTGCCGCGCTCCGTTGCGCCGGCCGATGCCACAGCGTCGGCTGGCGCAGCTTCACTTCCGTCCTACGATGTCTGGAACTCTGCCGACAGCGTCGCCGGCGTCAGCCTCTCGGACCAGCAGCGCCAGCTCAAGCTGGTGCAGGACCTGACCGCGGCGGACCGGATCAGCATCGAGGTCTCGAAGGCGCAGGAGAGCGAACGGACAAAACTGCGCGCCACGCTGCTGGCCGAGCAGGAAGCGGCCGAGAAGGGACTCACCGGCGCGGCGCGGGAGGAACTGATCCGCACCCGCGTGACCGCCGCCCTGGCCAACCAGACCACCGCCACGAAAGACCACGCCCGCACCATCGAATTCTACATCGCCGATGCGGCCGGCGAGGTCGCGGCACAGCTGCGGCTCGCCGATGCGACCGAACAGGGCACCGCCGCCGCGCAGCGCGCCACCGCCGCCGACAAGGCGGAGAAGGAGGCACGCAAGCTGGCGCAGGAGGGCCACGAGGCCAGCGCCGCGCAAATAGCCAAGCTGACCGACGAATACACCGCGCTCGCCCAGGCGCAGGAGCAGGTACGCGAGGCGCAGAACATCCAGAGCCAACAGGACCAGCTGGAATACATCCGCGCCGAGCAGGGGCTGCTGTCGGCCAGCGTCGAGGAGCGCGAGCGTGAACTGGCGGTGCTGAAGGAGCGGCAGCGTGTCCTCGCCGGCGGTGGCGATCCGAACACGGGGCGTGGCGCGCGCGACGTGTCGCTGGCCGGCGAGGTCGCCGCCGCCAACGCCGAACTCACCCGGCAGAAGACGGTCATCACCGAGGTCGGCAATTTGGCGACGCAGGTGTTCGATCAGGTCGGCAGCGCCATCACGGATGCCTTCGCCACCGGCTCGGTGGTGAGATGGGGCAACGTGCTGCGCGCGGTGCTGACTTCCGTGCTGCAGGAAGTCGCCAAGCTGGCGCTGATCAATCCGCTGCTCAACAGCCTGGTCGGCGGCAACCGCACCACGCTGTCGGACATGTCCGGGTTGCTCGGTTCGTCCAGCAGCGGCAGCGGCGGCGTGCTGTCCAGCCTTGGCGACCTATTCAACCTGGGCAGCAGCGGCACGAAGCTGTTCGGCTACGATCTGTCCGGCTCGCTTGGCGACGGCCTTGGCCTGTCCGGCCTGATGGGCACGACGCTGTGGGGCGGCACGACGGTGGCCGGCACCGATGCGGTCGCCGGGCTGATGGCGAGCGGCGCGCATGGCATGATTGCGGAAGGTGCGATCAGCAGCGCCGGCGTGTCGGCCATGCCGGGGGCAACCATCGGCGGGATGCTCGGCGGTGTCGGCATCGGCTTCGGCGCCGGCAGCATGCTGGGCAGCGCGCTGAACCCGGCGCATGCGACGCAGGCGTCCATCGGCGCCGGGGCCGGCGCAGCCGCCGGGGCGGCGATCGGCTCGATCATCCCCGGTGTCGGCACGATCATCGGCGGGCTGATCGGCGGCCTGGTCGGCGGCGCCGGCGGCAGCCTGTTCGGGCCCAAGCCCTCCGACCACACGGCGGTCGGCACCTACGACCTTGCAACCGGCGCGGTCTGGCAGAGCAGCGGGCCGAAGGAAACCTCGGAGACGCAGGGTGGCCGGCAGAACGCCCTGTCCGCCATGCAGCAGGCGGTCGCCACGCTGGAAGCGCTGGCCGGCAGCAAGGCGCAGGCCAGCATCGCGTTGCAGGTTGGCACCCGTGATGGCAGCAAGCTGGACTGGACCCAGGATGGCGCAACCACCCGCTACACCACCGGCGTCGGCGACATCGCCGGCATCGTCACGATCTTCAAGAACCAGCTGACCGGCGCCTTCACCGATGCCGCCGGCAATGTCAGTAAGGTGCTCGACGCGACGCGCGGCAATTACGACGCTGCCGTCGCGGGGCTGACCTACCTGCACGACGCCTACGAGAAGCTCACCGCCACCACGGTCAACATCGGCACGGTGCAAACACAGATTGACGCGCTGAACAAGACCTTCGGTGACGCCATCACCCAGGCGAAGCAATACGGCCTTGCCGAGGACGCGCTGGTGCAGAAGCGCGACGAGCAGATCCAGGCTATCCGCGATGCCGCGGCGAAAGCGGTGTCCGACACCGTGGCCGGCTACGACATCCGGCTGCTGCGTGCGCAGGGCAAGACCACCGAAGCCGACCTGGCACAGGCCGACATCGCCGCCACCGCCGAGCGCACGGCCCTCACGAAGCAGCTGACCGACGCCTTCGGCGATGCCTACAAGGCAACGGCAGACTATGCCTCGATCACCGGCAAGCTCAACGACGTGCTGAAGGCCGAACGCGATGCCATCGAGCAGCGCAACCAGGCGGAGAACCAATCCGCCACGCGCAGCCTGCTGACCAACCTGACCATCGGCTCGCAATCGGCGCTGGCGCCCGAGCAGCAATACTTCGCCGGCCTGTCGCTGCTGAACGACGCGCGCCACACGCTCGACGCCGGCGGCGCGCTGTCGGACTACACCGCCATCGCCCAGCAGGTGCTGCCGGTGGCGCGGGACTTTCTCGGCACCTCGGAACGCTACGCCGCGCTGGTCGCCGAGGTGGCCTCGGTGGTCTCGACCAAGGGCGGCGATACCGCCGGCCTCGGCTCGCTGTTGCAGGCGCAGGTCGATGGCACCGACGCCCTGCGCGACACGTTTGCTCGTTACGGCCAGCAGCAGGTCGATGTCGCCTCGGCGACGCTCACCGAAATCCGCCGCCTTGCGTCGAGCATCGAGGCGCTGATCGCCCGCAAAGTTGCCTGACGGAGCATACATCATGCCGATCCTCTCCTGGCGTTGCCACCAGACCACCAGCACGCCCGGCACCGGGCCGCTGGCGCTGAACGCGCCGAGCACCGACCGGCGCGGCTTCCAGCAAACGTTCGGCAACGCCGCCCGGCGCGTCCCCTACGTCATCCAGGGTGCCGGCTTCTACGAGCTTGGCTTCGGCGACTTCGACGGCGGCTTCCCAGGCGCGCTGCAACGCGCGGTGGTGATGGCGTCGTCGAACGGCGGCAACCTGGTCGACCTGCCGGTCGGCGCCTCGGACGTGTTCGCCTGGATCGACCCGTCGCAGCGCGGCGTCGTCACCGGCTCCGGCACCATGGCCCTCGGGGTCATCGATGCCGGCAACGCAATGGTCTGGACCGGCAGCAACGCGGCAACGATGTCCCTGCCGGCAATCGGCGCCATGCCGGAGGGACTCGGCTATCTGGTGCGCAATGCCGGCACGGCCATGCTCGTCATCGACCCGGCCGGCACCGACCCGATCAATGGCGCGCAGACGCTGACCTTGTGGCCCGGGCAGTCGGCCGAGATCCTGCGCGTCGGCGCCGCCTGGGCAGCGTTCGGCGAGACCACGAAGTTCGTTGGCGAGCTCTTCCACTTTGCCGGCACAACCGCGCCGCCGCGCTGCCTGTGGGCCGCCGGCCAGGCCGTCTCGCGGAGCTACTACGCCGCCCTCTTCGCGATGATCGGCACCACCTACGGTGGCGGCGACGGCGGCACCACCTTCAATGTTCCCGACTGCCGCGGCCGGGCGCTGTTCGGCGCCGACACTCTCGGCGGCATCGCCGCCGGCCGGCTGACGCCCGGCGGGTGGGGCGTCAACGCTGTGCTCGGCGCGGCGGGCGGGAGCGAGTTCCTCCAGTCCCACAGCCACGGCGTCAACGAGGACCCGCACTCCCATGGCGCGTCCACCTCGCCGCACGACCACGGCACTGACGCGACGCATCCGTTCAACGTCGGCGGCGGCGGGTATGGCAATGGCGGTGGCCAGAATATCAGCTTCACCGGAGCCGTGGTCTATCCGCAGACCGTGTCCGTCTCGATCGCCTCCGCCTCGATCGACCTGACCATCCAGGCCGCCGGCGGCGGCGGGTCGCAGAACATGCCACCGGCCGTGATCTGCAACATCGCGCTCTATGCGGGGATCTGATGTCAAACCGTCGCATCTCCTCGTCGGACATCTCCGGCGCGCTCGGCTACGTGCCGCTGACCGTGAGCGGGCTCCCGACCACGGGCAACGTGCTGCAGTTCAATGGTGCAGCGTGGGTGCCGCAGGACATCGACGCCAACCCCTCGATCAAGTGGCACGCCGACCGCGTCAGCGCGCTTGGCGGCACCTTCATGCTCTCCAACGAGACGCTTGACGTGGCCGGCACCGTTGCGCCGCCGGGGCTGCTGTTCGCCAATGCCGCGGGCAGCATCGTGCCGGCCACTATCGGCGTAGGCCTGGCGTTGTCGGCGGACGGCACGCTGTCGAATTCGACCGGCGCTTACATCGGGGTCGCGGCGGTGCAGAAAGGGACCGCCACGGCGACCGGCACCATCCTGCTGGGCGCCGGCTTCGGGCTGATCGGCAACGCGGTGGCGTTCGACTATTCCAGCGCCTTCCCGAACGGGCTGGTCGGCGAGCTTGGGCAAGTCAATCCGGCGCCGGCCCACGTCTCGCATCTGTGGGTCGGGAACAGCGGCACGCTCGCCGTCGGCAGCAGCGCGACGGTCGACCTGTCGGGCGCGTCCGCCATTGCCTTCCCGAGCCAGGCGAAGCGTACCGTGTTCGCTGCCCCGTCCGGCGCCGCCGGCGCGCCCACGTGGCGGCAGCTGACCAGGGGCGACGTGTCGGGCGGCGACGGCACAGGCCCCTCTGTGCGTGCCGCAGGGCGCTGGTTCCGCCCGCCCGGCCCGCTATCCGGCACGGCGACCCTGACGGCGGGGCGGCTCTACGCGCTGCCCTTCTTCCTGCACGCGGACACGTTGGTCCACTACATCGGCGCGCGCATCGCCACCGCGATCGCCTCGGCCGGCACGGTGCTGTTCGGCGTCTACACTGAGATCGGCCAGGCCGGCGACGCCCTGCTCGTCGGAGGCAGCACATCGGTCGCCGCCAACGCCACCGGCGCGATCAACATCCAGCCGGGCGGCGTGCCGGGGACCACGATTCCCGCCGGCCTGGTATGGCTGGCGATGCAGGCGAACCAAGCCTTCATCCTGACTGCCTATGCATCCGCGGTCGATCAGTTTCTTGGAGACCAGTTCATCGGGTTTCCTGACCAAACTTCTGTGTTCTCGACAACCTATGGCAACACGGGCGTGTACTCGGCGACCAACACAACGTTCACCGGCACGCTGCCGGCGAGCTTCGGAACGGTCGTTGCCATCGATGGCGCTGCGTCTCCTGCCCTGGCATTCCGCACATGACCAGCTTCCTGCGCATCCGTCCCGGCGGCCCGCTGCTGTTGAGCGGCGGCCTGCCGGTCTATGCCCGCTCGCTGCTGCCGGCGTGGCCGGGCCGGCCCAACACCAACTGGCGGTTGCCGATCACCGCCGCGCGCGTGACCACGGACGGCGCCTGGTATGATGCCCAGGTTTCGCCTGCGACTCTTGCCGCGCGCCTCGTCGCCAGCGCCACCGACAAGACCTGGCCGCTGGTCACCATCCAGTCCACCGAGACCGAAACCGAGCACGTCGACACAGGCGGCGGATCGCGCGACATCGCGCTGTGCATCAGTGCGGTCGGTCCGGCCGGTGCGATGCTCTGCTACGTGCCGGACCTCTGCCGCGACTGGACCATCACCGTATTCCAGAGCTTCGACTCCATCGACGGCAGCGCCGGCAGCGGCACATGGACGGTGGTGCCGCACACCGCCTGGTATCCGAGCGACCTCGCGGTCGAGGATTCCTCGCACAAGAACCGCCGCACCCAGCTGGTGCGCATCGCGCCGGGCCGCGCGCGCTGGGTGCGGATGCACTGCGTGAACGGCGGCACCGGCGGGCCGCCCGACTATGCGCCGAGCAAGATCCGCCTCGCCGTCAACCTCGCCGTGTTCGACCTCGGCGCCGCCGGTGGCACCGACTTCCGCGCCATCTTCGGCATGTCGATCACCGTGCTGAACGCCAACCCGCTCATCCTGCGCAAGCGCTGCCGGCAGTTCGCCGACCCCGACGCCGACCCGGTGTTTCTGAACTATGGCGCCTCCGGCCACACCTTCGCGACCATCCGCACCGGGGCGATGCAACCGGCAATTGCACTCGCGCAGGCGCTGGGCATCCAGCACTCGGCGGTGATGGTCGATCCTGGGCCGAACGACTGCATCCACAACGGCCCGTGGCCGACCAACCCTTACGTGATTGGCCCGAGCGGCCCGCTGTCCTCGCCGGTGGCCGGTGACTTCCGCGCGCTGCTCTCGACCGCCATGGGCACCGGCGCGCCGGTGTTCTGCGCCAATATCGGCTACGCAAACTTCGACGGCTCGGGCCTGCCGGACCCGACCGGGGAACTGCCGCCGGGCCAGCCGTCGCCGCCGGTCGGCGACCTGCTGTGGCCGCAGTTCGGCACCATGCCCTACAACGACGCCATCGTTGGTCCGCTGATTCGGTCCACGCTGCCATGGTCGTGGGACAGCGCGACCGATGCGCCGCGCCTTGACGAGTACTTCGCCTTCATCAGGCAGCCGCCGAACTGGTTCTTCTATCAGCCCTCCGGCGTGCACGTGCGCGACGTGGGCCAGGATATCGAGCAGGCGCTGTGGGACGACTGGCACCGGTGGATGCAGCGCGGCAGCTTCGCCGGCAGCCTCGGCGTGGCGCGGCAGACGATCGCGGACGCCGCCGCCGGCGGGCCGCCCTACTACCTGGCCCGGCTCGCCGCCGCGGTGGCGCAGATGGGCGCTTCCTCCAGTCCGAACGCGCGTGTCAATCGCGGGGAGATGGCGGACACGATCGGCCACGCGCCGGTGATCTACGCCAGCCCGATCGCCGCCATGCCGGGCAACCCCGCGGCATGGTGGGACTGCTCGGACTGGACACGCATGGACGATCTGCCGAACACGGCGACCGGCCTGATCACCGGCCAGGCCGGGCAGGTCACCGACAAGATCGCCGGGCGGAAGCTGGTGCAGCCGGCCAAGAACGTCGCTGATCCCACCAAAGACAACCGCCCGGTCTTCATCCCCAACGTCCGCGGCCCGCACGGCATGCTCCGCGCCTTCGAGAACGAGTGGCTGGCCTGCACGGACTCGGCAATCGTCGGCGCCATCGGCGCGGGCTGGTCGGCTACCTTCGTGTTCCGCTGGGGCCTCGCCGTCTCCTCCTTCGAGCGCATTTTCGCCTTCGAGACGCCCGGGTCGAACCCGGTCCTGCTGCTGACCACCAAGGCGCGCCCGACCGGCCCGAGCTTCGAGGACACCGACCCGGACGGCTTCATCACCACCGCGGCGCTCTACCTGAAGGGGCCGAACATCGGCGAGTCCGCCGGCCTGTTCACGCCCTACACCCCCTACGTGATGACGATCGGCTGGACCGGCACCGACGCCATCATCCGCCGCAACGGCGCCGAGACCGCGCGCAAGACCTGGTCGCCGGCCTCCTGGGCGGTGTCGCAGATGACGGTGCTCGGCGGCGACAGCTGGTCCAGCACCGTCGACCTCGGCGACCTGGTCGTGTGCACGCACTTCAACGCCGCCGACATCGCCGCGATCGAAGCGGCGCTGCTGCGCAAATGGGGACTCGCATGACCGACCTCTGGCGCGCATCGACCGAGATCGCCGCGGCGGTGCTGCCGCCGGAATTCTGCCAGGCCTACGTGCAGCCGCGCCAGCCGCGCGTCGCCGGCGAGCAGCCGCAACCGGCGGTCATGCTGGTCGACATGGAGGTGCACGGCACGGCCCCGTCCGATCCCGTCCGGGTCTTCCGCGTCGCCAACATGGGCTGGGCCAGCGGTGTCCATGACGAGCCGGCCTCGGTGCTGTGGCAGGCGCGCATGCTCGGCGATATCGACATGTCGCAGAGCGCCATCGACGCGGTCGGCGTCGGCGGGCTGGTGGCGCTGACCGTCGTCGACTTCGAACTCTTCAACCAGGACCAGGCACTGTCCGACGCCGTCCGCTACGGCACCGCCGACGGGCGCAGCGTCACCATCCGCGCCGCCGACGCGCTGCCGTCCTGCCCGGTGCTGCTCGGCGCCGACGGCGCCGTGCTGACCGCCTTCGACTCCGGTGCGGTGCTGACGGCCGGCAATCCCGAGGCGTCGCTGGCCGACTTCCCGATCGGCTGGACTGGCCACGTGCGCGCCATCTCCGCGTCGAAGCTGCACACCGCCACCGTCTCCGCGGTCGATGTGGCCGAGCGCCTGGCCACCCCGCTGCAGGCCAGCCGCTATGCCGGCACCGGCGGCCTGGAAGGCCCGCTGGCGCTCAAGGACGCGCCGCGTCCGGTCTGCCTCGGCCAGGTCTTCAACATCGAACCGATCGCCCTCGGCAACATCGACCTCGGCGACGGCACGCTGCCGACCTACCAGAGCCACTGGCGGGCGATCGTCGCCCACGATGTGGTGCGCATCCGCGGCGTCGCCCAGGAAATGGTGACCGGCACTCGGCCGAGCGTTGGCCAGGCCCGTGACTACCCGGCGCTGGGCATGTTCCAGTTGGGCAGTTCGCCGGACGGTGCGGTGACGGCGGACGTGCGCGGCGACAGCGTCGGCGGCTATGCCGACAGCACCGGCGGCATCCTCCGGCGCCTGCTGCTGTCACTCGGGCCGAAGCTGTCGGCCGCCGATCTGCACGTCACCGCCTGGGACTATGCCGAGTATGACCTCCCCGGCGTGGTCGGCTGGTATCGCGGCACCGCCGACCTCTCCGCCTCCGAGGCCGCCCAGGAGATCGTCGCCGGCAGCGGCGCGGTGCTTTGCGGCAACCGCAACGGCCTGCTGCGGCTGTTCGATCCGCTCGTGGCCGACGCCACCCAGATCGATCTGCAACCGGAGTGGATGATCGACCTGCATCCGGTGCCGATGCCGGCCGGGTTGCGCCCGCTGCCGCGCGCCGTCGCCATCGCCTGGCGACGCAACTGGAAGCCGCTCTCCGACCTCGCCGGCTCCGTCGCCGGCGACGCGCGCCAGCAGCTGGTCAACGACAGCTCCGGCCCCGCCCGCGTTGAGTCGGCTGTGCTGACGGCGCGCGTCGCGCAGCCGCGCGACCTGCGCTTCGCCGGCCTCTACTGGAACGAATCGGAGGCTGCCGCCCGGGCGCGGAAGTGGCTCGACTGGCTGGAGACCGGCCCGCGCATCTTCGAGGTCAGGACCGATCGCTTCTTGGGCCAGATCGAGTGCGGCGACATCGCCACCATCACATTCCCCGGCTACGGGCTGGAGGCCGGCGTGAAGGGTGTGGTGGTCGCCTGGCGCGAATCGCTGGCCGCGCGGCGGCTGACCATGACGATCTGCACATTGCCGGGGGCCTGAGCCATGGGCTGCGCCTTCCTGTGGGATGACCGCGTTGCCGGGGCGGCGTCGCTGGTGTCGGTCGGCGGGACGCCGGTGGCGACGATGCCGGTGGGCAACCTGCTGGACCCGCAGCCACGACACCGGGCGCGATGGCTCGGCACGACGGCCGCCATCCTGGTCGACTTCGGGGTCGACACCACCATCGAGGCGGCGGCGCTGATCTCGACCAACCTGGTCGCCGGCGCCACCGTGCGCTGGCGGGTGGCGATGGGTGCCGCGACGCCGGCGCCCGGCCTGGGATCGGCGGGCATCGTGCTGGATACCGGGGCGGTCGATGCCGCGACCGACGCCGGCTGCGGCGGCAACGTGGTGATGGTGACATCGGCTGTGACCGGACGCTACCTCCAGGTCGACGTGGCGGTCGCCGGCCTCAGCTCGATCGACATCGGCCGGCTGGTGGCAGGGTCGCTGTGGCGACTGGCGCACGGACCCGCCTACGGCTTGCAGGAAGGCCGCGCGGTTCTCGACCGCCGCGACCGCAATTCGCTGACCGGCGCCGAGTTCCCGGTGCCGGCGCTGGCGAACCCGCGCGTCGTCCGGTTCAGCCTGCCGTTGCTGACCACCGCCGAGGTCCGCGGTGAGCACCGACGCATGCTGGCAGCGCTCGGCGCCGCCGGCGAGGCGCTGTGGGTGCCGGATGTGGGTTTGCCTCGCGATGAATTGAACGCACGGGCGGTGTGGGGCGCAGTTGCTGTGGCGGGGGAGGATGCAGCGACCACGCAGGACAGCCCGGTGGCGTGGTCGCGTAGTTTCCGAATCCAGGAACGGCTGTGACCCCAGTAGGTGCGTATGATGACCGAAGGAACGAGAAGTGCTGTGTTGCCACGAGCCGCGGGGGATGAATTGGCAAGTCAAAACCTACGATGTTCCGCGAACTGGCAAGGTTGGCAGCTAGCCAGATCGGGACAGCGCCACGCGGCATGCCCGCCAGGGGTTTGCATCAGGGGGCCAGCCGGATCAGCGTTCCGACGTCGGGCGCGCCCAACACCTCGTCGTGGCAAATGGTATTTCGAAGGCGGCGCAGGCACTGCACCTCGACCCGCAGCCTATCCGCCCGCGGCAGCCTCGCGTGGGCCTGCTGCGCAAGATGACCAATCTGAAGTTGCTCGCGGACGAGCACCGGCGGGCGCGGCGCATTCGGCTCGGACGGGTCGTAAGGAACCTCCCAAGGCCCGCTCTTATCAGCAATGAGCCGCAGGCGGCACCGGTCCAGCCTCAGCGCTCACGAGAATTGACCCACTTCTGCTCATGGAAACGGACCCAGCAGGTGCGCATGAGTTTGTGGTCAGGTGGCCTGATCGGCCGGTAGCC